ATAAAGTGCTAGGAGGTCTCTGTGCTTGGTTAATCGGATATGCCTTCTTAACCACATTCCTATGAATTTCACAGTATATTCAAAAGACGGTTGCCCATATTGCGAGAAAATTAAAGAAGTTCTCGAATTGGGCAACTTTCAGTTTGTAGAGTACAAACTAAACGAGCATTTTAACAGATTTGAGTTTTCTGAAGAATTTGGAGGAAATGCAACTTTCCCTCAAGTTCTGATTAACGGACAAAAGATGGGTGGATGTACAGAAACTGTTAAATACCTCCGAGAACATAACATGGTCTAATGGATAAAGAAGACGTACTCATTGATATTATCGAAAAGGTTGTCAATGACGCAATGTTTGCACATAAGCATACATTCAAGATGTACGACTATCTGGTAGAGAATAATTTAACAAAAAGTGAAATAAAGGATTTCCTCAATTGTGGAACTACTCAAAATATAAGAATAACGTTAGATGATCTCGATCTTTTGATTGAAGGAGGTCATCCTGAGATGAAAGAAGCATATCCTAACTGGTCTAAACCAGAAGCAAGGAAAATTCGTAATTACTTACATGGAATACTAAATGATGCAGAGCGATACAAAAAAGACAAAGGGAAAAGAAAGCGTTCAAGATTATACTCTAAATAGGGGTATAGAAGTTATGTTGCCTAGGGCAAGGAGGTTAGACAAACCAAGTTGGTTAGATCGCACCTTCAGTTTCTTTGAACGTTCGGTGCGTGTTAGAATAGACGTTCATCGGGGGACAAATGGAAACTAATGTAATACTTTTCTTCTCAGCAATAGGTATGCTTATTACCTTGATTCTAGGAGGAATAATGGGGTGGTTATACAAATCGACTGTAGACCAACATACTTTAAAACGACAAATGAATAATCTTCATCCTGAGTTTTTGGATGGTAATGGATCATATGTAAATGAAGAACTCTTAGCAGTAAAATTCATGGATCCTGACGATCTACTTGACGAAGACGATGATGAATGATATAATATACGAAACTGTGAATTGAAATGGCAAAAAAATTACCAAACGATGCCTTATTATCAGAGATTTTGCAAAAAGTCTCTTCTGCTAAAACTAAAAAAGAAAAAGTAGATCTCTTACAAGAGTATAATAATAACGGACTTCGTGCTGTATTAATCATCAATTTTGATGAATCACTAAAATTCCTTCTACCAGAAGGGGAAGTACCATTTGATGCTAATGATGCACCTGCAGGTACAGATCATACTCGTTTAGATCACGAGTATCGTGGACTATACAGGTTCTTCAAAGGTGGAGATAGTTCCATCAAAGGTATGAGACGTGAACAAATGTTTGTTCAGTTATTAGAGGGACTTCATGAAGATGAAGCAAATCTACTCGTATCTGCATGTAATAAGGATCTACAATCAAAGTATAGAATCACAAAACAGGCAGTATCTGAAGCATTCCCTTCAATTGAATGGGGAAACAGAGGATGATTTGGGAGAGTAATGATGAGGTAGGAAAAGTAAAAGATGATTATCGTCTTACTATCCTACATGTTGCTTGTACTTTAGAGGAAGCACAAAACAAAAAATTACCTACAAATTCTTACCTAGTTCATTATCTTGATATGAAAAAAGGTTCTGAACATTACGAGGATCATTATGATGTCGTAATGGGTACTAAAGTAGATGTTTTTGACTGCTATTATGACAAAATCGGAAAAAGACTTAAATCAATCGGATACACTGGAGGAACAGTTACCCCCAACCAATTCGATACCAAGTCATATCTCAAAAAAAGCAACTGATCTTTTTACTAAAAAAAGGTCAGATTTTAACTTTGAGTCTAAAACTACAGATCTAGACGATCTTGCTGACGAACTATTTGATGCCTTATATGATCATACAAATAAATAATGAAACAGACCTACTGACTCACTTGAGAGAATATGAACGCATTGCCAATGGCAATCCTCAGGAAACTGAGACGATGCGTGCTTTTCTGCTCTTCTGGAATCAATTTCCTGTAGGGTCACAGTCAATAATAAACGAATGGATAGGATTTAGAACCCACCATGAAAGACAAAAAAGCAGCAAAAAAATTAATAAAACGAGCTAAACTACATCCTGAGTGGTATACCAAGCAAGAAGCATGGTATGCTAAAATGATTAAAAACCAATATGAAAGTAACATTTATAAGCGTAACACCAGAAGCGGAAAAGATGATGGGTTACGTGGCGAGAGTGAGCAATCCAAAGAATCAAAACAATCCAACCGTGGATGGTTTATTGGGTTATTGCATAAAGCACGGTCACTGGTCGGTCTTTGAGCAAGCACACATGACACTTGAGATCGAGACTACTAGAGGTCTCGCTGCTCAAATATTACGACATCGTAGTTTTACATTTCAAGAGTTTAGTCAAAGATATGCTGATACTAACCTGTTATCAGAAGAAATCCCTGTACCTGACCTTAGAAGTCAGGATTTAAAAAATAGACAAAATAGTATAGATGATATCCCCAAAAATAAGAAGGAAGACCTCCAATATAAAATTGCTCTCCACTTTGTTGAAGCGATGGATCTTTACAACGAACTCCTCGCTTCGGGCATTGCGAAGGAATGTGCGAGATTTGTTCTCCCGTTAGCAACACCCACCCGACTATACATGACGGGTAGTGTTCGGTCATGGATTCACTATATAGATTTAAGAAGTGCACACGGAACACAAAAAGAACATATGGACTTAGTACACGAGGTAAGGCAGATCTTTAAACAGCAGTTCCCTATCTGTAGTAAAGCATTAAACTGGGAGTACAGATAATGCCATTATATCCAGTAAAGAATTATAATACAGGTGAAGAGAAAGAACTTAACCTTACAATCTCAGCATATGAAAAGTGGAGGGAAGATAATCCCAATTGGGAGAAGAACTGGCAAGCAGGAACTATGTCTGCTGTCAGTGAAGTTGGTGACTACCAAAACAAACTTCCACAAGGTTTCAAGGATCGCTTGAACAACGTCAAAAAACATCATCCCTACGCTAACTTCGAGAAAATTTAAGTATGCCCGTAAAAAGCAAGAAGCAACCTACAATGGTTGGACTATCAACAAGACAAATGAAACGCAAACCAATCGGATCAGACCACTTAATTGATATTAAACCTCTTACACCATCACAGGAAAAGGTGTTTGATGCATGGCAGAAAAATAAGCATTTGTTTTTATTTGGTGCTGCAGGAACTGGTAAGTCATTCGTTACCATGTATCTTGCTCTTAAAGATATCTTAGATGAAAGGACACCTTATAATAAACTGTATATCGTAAGGTCATTAGTTCCTACTAGAGAAATTGGTTTCCTACCAGGCGACCATGAGGATAAAGCAAACCTTTATCAGATTCCATATAAAAATATGGTAAGGTTTATGTTTGAAATGCCTGATGATCCATCATTTGAAATGCTCTATAGTAATCTAAAATCACAGGATACTATATCATTCTGGTCTACAAGTTTCATTCGTGGAACTACCATAGATAACAGTATAGTCTTGGTTGATGAATCTGAAAACTTGAATTTTCATGAATTAGATAGTATAATAACAAGACTAGGTGTGAATAGTAAAATTATCTTTGCAGGTGATGCTGCACAGACTGACTTACAAAAAGCACATGAGAAAACTGGTATCATGGACTTCAAGAAAATTATTGACGACATGGATGAGTTTGAAAGCATTGAATTTGGCATTGACGATATCGTGAGATCTGGTCTAGTCAAATCTTATTTGATTAGTAAGATAAATCTTGGACTTTAAGCACTTAAATTTACATAACTTTCCAGAGTTAAAAGCAACAACTACTAAAGAGGGTAGGAGGTATCGTGTTGGCGATGCTTTCTATCCTTCTGTTACAACTGTGATAGGACATTCTAAAAAGAAGTCTATCATGGAATGGAGAAATAGAGTTGGTGAGGAAGAAGCAAATAGAATTTCAAAACGTGCTTCAACTCGTGGTAATAAATGTCATAAACTTGCTGAACTATACTTATTAAATGAGAGTATTAGTAAGTATAAGGACGATCCACTATCCATGGGGTTATTCTACCAGATTAAACCCTACCTAGATAGTATTAACAACATACATGCCCTTGAATCATCATTATGTTCTAATGTGTTGAAGTTGGCAGGTCGAGTGGATTGTATTGCTGAGTATAAGGGAGAACTGTCTATTATTGATTTCAAAACGAGTACAAAGGAGAAACGTGAAGAATGGATACACGACTACTTTGCACAAGAGACAGCATATGCTATAATGTTTCAAGAGTTAACTGGATTAATGCCAAAGAAACTCGTAACAATCATTGCCTGCGAAACAGGCACACCTCAAGTATTTGAAATTTATGACAAGTTTAAGTATGCTCGAAAACTCAAAGAGTACATCGACACCTACAAAGGAGCCTACGGTGAGTGGTAAAATAGATGAAGTTTTTGAAGAAAATTTTATGACATCAGCAAAGTTTTCTGTAGAGATAGAAAAGATCGTAAAGGATTCTAGTCTAAACTACATTGAAGCTGTTGTTCAGTTCTGCGAGGATAAAAATATAGAACTAACTGGTATCAATAAACTGATATCAAAACCATTAAAAGAGAAATTAAAATACGATGCACAGCGTCTAAATTTTATGAAACGCACAAGCAAAGGGTTTTTGAAACTGTGACAGGTTTTGAAGTTTACAAGATGTATCTTGCTCTGAAACTTCATTTTACTTCCGACAGTTATGATTATTTCCAATACGGTGGAAATGCTAAGGCATCACAGACTTCTTTTGACCAAAGAAAAGATAAGTTCTTTTTTGTCAAACTCTCAAGGAAATTTAAGGACTTCGAGCTACGCGAATTTTTTGTAGCTAACTTTATCTCAGAGGACAAGGTATATCCTGCAACTTTAGTCAGAGAGGGTGCCAAGAATTATTCTGATTATATTAAACGCAAAGAATCTCTAAGTTATAGGTTCAAAGAGGATTGTGAGGTACTATATGATATGTGTGATAACTTCGATGATCTCTTCAATGTAACATCAGTTCATCCCCCCTTGATAAAAGCACAGTTAGGTGGTAAGATAAGTATAGAAACACTCACAATATTCAATAAGATCTTCCAGTTTATCTCAGATTTTGATAAAACAATCAATGACGAGATAGTCTGGAAACCACTTCGTAACAAGGTGGTGAAGTACGACCCATTCCTGAGTGTGGACTTGGGTAAATATAAGAGTATCATCAAATCACAGTACGTATGAAATTTTTCCAATCTGAAGTAGTTCGTGATGAACTGAACAGGATGCAAGATCTATATCTAGAGATCAACAGGATGGGGTTAATGCTTACAGCACCTCAGAAGAAAGAACAGTTGGACAAAATGATTGAGTTGATAAACCTTCAACAAACTATGTACATGCGTGTTACATTATCTGACGACCCTGATGCCAGAACCATGGTGGAGCAAGTAAGAAATGCTGCAACAATGCTCGGCATGAATCCAAATGATGTAAACCACACATTTTATGATACACTTAGAGACAATGTACAAGAAATGATCGACAAATTACCTACATAATACAATGCCATTACTAATAATTGTTGGCGGTTCAGTCGCCATTGGGGTTGCACTTGCCCTTTATATACTTCGTAAATACAACCCACACACATGATCTTACCTGGCACTACAGTTAAAGTAATTGACGAGAATT